TTGCGAATTAGCTTCACAAGTTTGTCATACCTTTTTAACACTTTTTCCTTATCTATATTCCCTTTTACATCTAATATCATAGCTTCATCATTTGCAGCAAGGGTTACTGCAGAGATTTCATAAAGTTTAACTTCTGTTAATTTTCTATGATAATTTTCATCATTAGAAGCCTCCTTTTGTAAAGGAAGTATTCCAACACTATTTTCAGTAATTACTCCTGCTTTCATTAACTCAAGTACATCTTTACCAAGTTGTGTTTTTGGAATTTCAGCTTCAAACATCAAACCCTTTTCATCTTCATAAAGATTTCTCATCTTTCCGATAGGTTGATCCATATTATGTTGATATAAATACTTAACTCTCTGACCATTCTCTAAAATGGTTTTCTTATAAGCACCTGGTGCAATAACATCACCATCACTATCTATATTATTAAAAATAGAACCATAACCTTTTACGATTCCTGCTTTTTCATCAGCATCAACTAATTCGCCAATGGGACTTGATTTGTATATTATATTTTCCATTTTACAAAGATATTAATTTTAATTATTTTATTCTTTAGGGAAAGGGGCGTGTGTGCATCTACAATTTATTACATTAGCAGCACTTCCTCTACTATCACCTGGATATGCTAACTCCTCACCACCAACAATAAAATTTTCATTCATATCAACCACTTGTCCGTTAGCTTCAGCGTGATCTATTCTAACTCTTTCATCTAAAGTGGCAATCCACTCTTTTTGGAGATTGTTTCTACCAAATACATCTATTGCACTTTGATTTGTCGCATAGTTTGCAGCATTTACACTTTCGGTTCTTACTATTCGCTTTGCATTAGATACACTTAACTCATCAAACTTCTTTCTCAATATTCTACCTGCTTGTACTTCATTCATAGATTGAAACTCCTCATCAGCCATATATCTTTGAAGAACTTTAATAAACTCTTTTCTTCTATTGCCACTAATACTTACAACTCTCTCACCTGCAACACTTGAACCTATATATGCAAACTTCTCGTTCCAAACATCAGTATAATCATCTGTAATATCTTTTTTGATATACTTCTCAAAATTATTAGCATACCATTTGGCGAATCTAAATCCTATTTGTTTGTATAACTCTACATACAAAGTTGTAAGTTCAGATTCCTTAAAATAAGTTTGTGGGTTAGGCATTTTTCGTGTTTGTAGATACTCATCTATAAGTTGCCTATTTTGATTCTTTAGATAAGAATAAAACTTACGATCTTGTTTAGCTTCTGATTTGTCTAACTCTGAAAGCCAATCTTTATGATATTGTTGCTTGAATTTATTAGTCAGCATTTTCTGCGATTCTTTTAGCCCAAGAAACCATAGCTTTGCCACCCCAAAGATTATAGGCTACATAACCTTTGTCTTTCCACGGCTCATCTCTATATTCATCAGCTATTTTCGCATTTTCTTCGTGTCTTGATAAAAACGAATGTACTCTCTTAACAGTTTCAAGAGATAGTGCTTCTCTACTTGCAAGTTGATTTGCTCTTTCCCAACCAACTCTTGTTCCACCTTTCACAACATCTCTACCATACTTTTCTCGCCACTCTAACATTCTCTTTGCATTGTTAGTAGCACCTTGAGGATAATCTTTATAGCTTTCAGCTTTTTGATATTTCTTACTTGACATTGGGTGTCCACTTGGAAGTAAATCAGTATCGTGCTTACCAGATCTAAATTTTCCGTTTCTTAAAGCATAAAGAAATGAATTAACTCTTGCATAAGCCCATTGATCCTCACTCCTTACATTTGGTCTTACACTTTGTGGATTTGTTCTATATGCACCAACTCCTCTATTGAAAACCGTTTGTAGTGTTCTATAATTAGTTCTCTTGCTTGGATTATCGCCTACTTTATCGTTGTGTTCAGTTACTTTGTTTCTTAAACCTCTCTCTACTGAACTTCCAGGTTTTACTGGTTTGTCAATATACTCATCTTTAGATTCATTATAGCTATCGTGTGATGAACAAGGCATATAAACTGTTTCACCGTTATATTCCATTGTGTGTGTTCCACTACAACCTAATTCCTCTGCTCTCCTCTCGGCTTCATCTTCACTTGTGTAAATATCTGTTGCTACTTCTCTTTTTAAATCCAACAACTCATCATAATCAACATTTACACTTTTTACTTCTTCTTCAATAATCTCATTGTTTAGTGGCACAAGATTCATTGGAACATAGTAATCGTTTAATTTGTCATCTTCTGCATCAACACCATAACTCATTGCTTGTCTTTTCTCATTTGGAGTTAACCACCAAGCCTGACTCATTTGCCCTACAACTTTATCCATTTCCTCTTGCATTTCAGAAATACTTGAATAATCAAAATCTAAATAAAGTTTCTCACCATAAGCAGGTACAAGCCATCTGTTAAGTTCATCTTTGATTTTATTTAACTCTGGAATAACTGCATTTTGATATAAACTCTTTTTCGCTTCAATTACATTGTTGTAAGTAGAAGATTCAGTATTGTTTAAAAGAACTGCAGGTACTGAATAGATATTACATAAATCTTTAATACTTGCATTGTATTGCTCGATTAACGAAAGGTCAGAAGCTGACATACCAAAGTTTATCCAAGATAGTTTCTTTGGTGTAATAACAATATCTCCTGCATTGTTAGAACCAGAATAACTATGTCTAAACTTCTCTTTTAGTTGTTGTGCTTGTACTTCGTTTAAATCACCCTCATCACTCATTAGTACACCTCTTGCAGTTTGGTTTTGTAAATATTTTGCACCTGTAGTTACTGCTTCGTTATTTGTATCTAACGATCTCAATCCTGCTTTTAGTGGCGACATTCCGTACAGGTGGCTACCAGTTCCATCATAATAAGGGTTAAAATCCTTTATATGACATACATCTTCGGCAGCAATATCATAAGTTCCATTGTATTCTAAAGCATAACTCTTAACTGGCTCAAATATTCCCCCACTCTTAATCTCTACCTTTTGACTTGGAAGAATATATAATTCTTGCCACTTGTTTTGATTTGGTCCTGATTCTGGTTTTATACCATAGATGTATCTATTTCCAGTTAATTTACCAAATGCTATTATCTCTTGAATCCAAGCATTGTAAGATTGAGCAGGATTTGGTCTATTTAACAACTCGTGAAGTTCTGTGTGTTCTACTTCTTCAAGAGCGTGTTTTCTTAATACATCAGCTTTGTGTAGTGAAGCACCATTAGCAAGACCACTTGTCATTGCTTTATATCTTTTTAGTTCATTTTCATTTTTTACCTCATAGATTTGAAAAGGAATCGTTGCTGCAGTTTTCGCAATTAGATTTACAATAGAATATACAGTTGTATTGTATTGATAACCTTTCTCAATGTAAGTGCTATCGTTCTCTGGATTCCAAACAATGCTTTGACCTAAATAGTTATAGATTGCTCTGTTAAAATCTATGTTGGTTTGTTGAAAGTTTTTAGAAATAAAGTTTCTAAATCTCGAATAAATTGATGCCATTAGATGTATTTTATCTTACAAAAATAATAATTATATTACAAAAAAGTTTTCTCTACGACCAAACCTCGAATAAACTGCATATCGAATGGAATCCATTGTATGATTTTCCTTATCTCGTGGCTTATTTATTATCGTTCCATCTTTTAGTTCCTCCCAATAATAGTTGTGATATTCCCTTTTAATATTATCGGATTCATTACTTACAAATATATCATATTCTTTTAGTAGAGAGATACCTGCATTTATGCTTCCTTGCCCTTTTATAGCAGGTTTAATAAACATTCCCAGTCGTTTCATCTCCTCTATTGATTTAGGTTCGGCACTATCACCATAAGCCATTACTTGTCCATATCCTTTTTCTTTGAGATAATCTACAATATCAGAATTAGTCATTCCCTTGCGAAATAAAACCTCGTGAATATATAGTTTATCTTTTTGCCTAAAGACAAGCACAACTGCCGTAGGATCGTTAGAATACCCATAATCAATCCCAAGAACACCTTCAACATCTAAATCAAACTCTGGGAAATCTTTGTAATCGATAAACTCCCATTTGTTAAATACTTGTCTTGCACTAAAGATTGCTTGTAATCCCTCACCATATACTCTCCAATAGTCAGGATCTCTCTCTTTCATTCTTTCAATTTCATTTACAAGTTCTGCTGATAAAAAGTTATTATCTCTATATGTAGTTATCCAAGTATCGCAATCCTCTCTTGGTATTAGGTCGCTATAAATCCAATGCACAGGATCTGATGGGTTAAAATCAACAATGACCATATCGGTTGTTCTCATATTGATTTGGCGAAAATCCTCTATGTTTAATTCGTTTCCCTCATTCAAGAAAGCTATATTTCTTTTACGACCACGAATCTTTTGGGGTTCATCTACTGAAAGAAACTCAATTAGGTGATTGTTGTACTTAAATGTGTTATCAGCTTTGTTATGCACTCCTAAATAGTAAATACCAGTTTCCTGGAGGATATTCATTATATCACGAAGCACAGAACCTTTTAAGGCAGGTAGTGTCTTACGAACAATGGAGATTGTCAATGGTTTCTCTGTGCTTGTTATGAGATACACCAGGTATTGACAAACGGCTACTGTTTTTCCACTTCTTGTTCCTCCTTGATGGACTTTGAATCTTTTGTTTGATCTAATGAGGTCGTAGAATTGTCTATTGCATTTTTGCTCAACTTTGTTGGTGGTGTCCATTCTATAATTGTAGATTTAACATTATTGTCGTGTACTATCTCGCTTCTCTCAACATAACCACGAGATTTACCTTTTGTCTTTAAAAGAAATATTGTTGCAGTTGTATTGCCCTCACTTATTTGTTTGTGAAGTTGTGATTCAGCAAAATCAAGTGCTATGTTCTCAATATCTTTTACTTGCTTTGCAAACTCTTTATCTTCTTTGAGATATTGGTAGAAAGTAGTCCTACCTACCTTTGCAATCTTACAAGCCTTTGTAACAACTCCTAATGACTTCTCAAGAGCATTTAGAAGTGCTTTTTTAGTATGTTCCTTTTTGTTTGTTTTCACATTACAAAAATACATAAAAAAACCCACCGATTAAAGTGGGTTGATTTTAAAACAATGATTGATTTTATACAAAGCTACTATAAGGTGTAATTTTTTCCTTTGTTTCTACTGTAACATCTTTATAAAGAATTACTGTTTGATTAAATTCTTTATCATAATCACAGTTCCAATTATTTTTAAAGTTTTTAGGAAAAATCAAACCATAGTCATTTTTTAACATATTAATAAACCATTGGTAGTCGCTTGAATGTACTTTGCAAGTTTTAATATAATAATCATCTCCAAAGTTACCAAGCCTAAAAAAATAGCTACTTTTATTTTGATCTCTATATATGTATAATTTTAATTTAATTTTATTTTTCATATTTATTGTTTTTAGTTAAATGGGGGTGATTTTCACCCCCTTGATTGTTTTTAAGAATTATTTCTAATTACTGACTGAAAGTCAAAGATTATTTCTTTTAC